TGAAAAAGCAGAGCCATTTCTTACAGCATGTGAACATGGCTTTGTATACATTGTAAGGGACTCTTTTACACAAGCTTCTTACGATTGGCTTATGGGGCAACTTGAAGTATTTAACCCTAACGAGAAATCATCTTCCTCTTATAAAGACGATGCTATGGATGCGTGTGGTACAGGCTTTAACTATCTTAATGTTAAAAAGAGTCATACAGTACAGAAACTACCTTCCATAGACTCCCCAACTATGAAGAGTCAATTAGGAATCTAAGGATATTATGTCAGACGAAAAAGAAATTGAAATTGAAAAGGCTGAATCTAATCCTGACTCTTCTAGTAAGAGGTTACGATTAGGAGAGATTGGTACTCCGTACATTAATGCTATTGGTGGTATCATCCAGTCAGAGGCACGTAGAGAATTAAAGTTCCCTCGTTGCTTACAGACATACGATGAGATGAGACAGAATGCCACAATAGCTGCTGGTCTTACAGTAAATGAAGTATTCCTCACTAAATCTCTTATGAATGTTAAAGTTCAAGCAGGAGACCCTAACAGTGAAAAGTCTGTTGAGTTTGCTAAGTTTATTAACTGGAACTTTAAGAATCTAGTAGGACAGACGTGGTATGATGTAGTCACAGCTATGATCACTTACCAACAATACGGCTTCTCTTGGATGGAGAAAGTGTACGAGAATAATAAGTCTAGTACCTTTCCTTATCAATATAAGATTAAGAAGTTAGCACCTCGCTCACAGAAGAGTATTAAAGGGTGGTTAATGGATGAGGATGCAAGAGAACTTAAAGGTCTAGAACAATGGCCTCAGTCATTACTTGCTAATCCTTACCAACAGTATGTAAGTGGTCAGAAGTTCGGTACAAGCCCTGTCAAGCTACGTAGAGACAAGTTCCTACTATTCTCATGGGATAACAAGAATCATAACCCACAAGGTATATCTCCTCTTAACGGTTGTTACAGAGCGTATAAAGAACTTAGCTTAATTGCCAGTTATGAGGTTACAGGGGTATCTAAAGACCTTGCAGGTGTTCTTGTACTACGTGTACCAACAGATATTATTAATAAAGCTGCTGAGGACTCTAACTCAGATGAAGCTAAGTCATTAAGACAACTCCAACATAACGCTGCTTGTGTTCATGCTGGTGATCAGACATACATGCTATTAGGTAGTGACACGATTGATGGTAGCGGTTCTGGCAAATACTCCTACGATGTGACACTGCAAGGTGTAGAAGGTGGTTCTAAGAGTTATCGAACTACTGAGTTAATCCAAGAACGTAAGAAACAAATACTAGATAGTTTAGGCGCAGGTTTCCTTAACTTAGGTAATGACGGTGTAGGTTCTTATGCACTGGCAACAGGTAAACAATCATTACATGCTCACTATATGGAGAGACACCTTCTTTTCATTAAGTCTGTATTAGAGAATGACTTGTTTAAGCAGTTGGCAGAGATTAACGGTATTGCATTAACTCAAGACGAAATGCCTGTTATTGAATATGGCGATCTAGACGAACCTGATTTAGATACAATGTCCAAAGTTGTACAACGTATGGGTTCTGTCGGATTACTGCCTAAAGAGAAATCATTCCTTATCAAGATATACGAGTCTATGGGATTAGATGTAAGTTCTCTTGAAGATATGTCAGACGAAGAGTTCTTAGAACTACTTGGTGAAGACGAATCAAGGGCAGGAGAATCAGGCGGTACGTCAGGTACAGGCAATACACAATCAGATGGTGCTAGTTCAGCAACAAACAGTGAGAACGCTTAATGGATAAAAATACACTTAAAGATATGTTCAGCGAGTGGGTTGATTCTCACTTTGGTGGCTCTAAAGAAGAAAGTAAGTCCGTAGTAGAGTCTGAGACAACCGTAGTGAAGTCTTTGAATGAGATGGAACGTAGGGCACTCTTTGTAGTATTAGAGCCTCAGAATGGCTTAGAGGACGTTTCAGACCTACATGAAGATTACTACGATGAGGTTACTATCGAGAAAGCCTGTCGTAGTTATAACAAGCACTCTATGAGGGCAGGTTTGTTCCATGAGTTTGAAGTAGAGAATGACCTAGTAGAGATAGAACAATCCTTTATTAATCTCCATGAGTTTGAGACAGAGGATGGTATCACTATCAAGAAAGGTACGTGGTTGATGTGGATGCATTTCCCTAAACCAGAGGATGAACAAGACGATACAATATGGCCTGAAGTTCTCAGCGGAGAGTTTACAGGAGTGAGTGTTGAATGTGGCGGTAAAGGGTATATGTTAGATGACTAAGAAAGCCAAACGAGTTATTACGGAGTTCGACTTCGAGAAGGAAGGGGCAAGTGTCCACTTAGTAAGTAAGAAACAAGGTGGTGCTGCTAACGGATTCACTACTCTGATTAAGAAGAGTAAAGCTACTGAACAACTACCAGATGTTGAAGATGTAACTATCCAAAAGAAATTAGAACAAATTAAAGTCACTATGTCAATGGAGGAGTTCTTACGTAAGTTCTTCAACATTTACTATGATGACGCAGAATTGCTTACTGCAATGTTAGGTTTCCAGACTGAGTATGAAGCTTATATGGAAACAGAAGAATCAGAGCCTTACTCACACGCAGATTACATTGCTAGTAAGCTGTCAGGTTTTGAGATCATGAAGTCGATGCACGAAGGACAATACGAAGACGCTTCTGCATTAGATATCGTAACCATTCTTGAATTACAAGAAAACTTAGAAAATAAACTAAAAGAGGAAATGATGGATAAAGTATCTATTGAAAAATCTCGCTTCACAGAACTTGAGTCAAAAGAACTAGACCTTACTAAGGCGCTAGAGGACAAACAAGCACTAGAAGCACAAGTAGAAGCGTTAGAAGCGGAACTTACTGTTATCAAACAAGCTAAAGTTGATGCTGACACTGCTGCTATGAAAGCACGTATCGAAGGTCTTGTTGCTGAAGATAAGATTGAGACAATGGCTAAATCACTACTAGCTATGGATAAAGAATCTGCTGACCTATTTGTAGCGTCATTGGAATCTGCAAAGAATACTAAAGAAGAGTCTGACTTATTCGTAGAGAAATCTGCTGAAGGTGAGCCAGAAGTTAAAGATGAAGTTCAATCACGAGATGATGCTATCGAACAAGAAATTAAAAAAGCTCTTGGTCAAGCGTAAACAATTAAACAATAACTAATATAGGAAAACATAATAATGACTGTTATTGCTACTAAAAATGATTCACAAGTTCTTTCTGGCTTGTTGATGGATGATGTTGCTGGCCTAGTAATGGACTTCAACTTTGCACACAAGCAAGCGTTTGAAGCAGCTTCTGCTACTGATGTTACTATCGGTGACTTAGTTGTATGGGACGCTGCTAATGGTTACTGGGAACTAGCTGCTACTGGTGCTACTCTTGACGGTGATAGCCCTCTAGGTTTTGGTTTAGGTGTTGTAGTTGGATTTGAATCTCTTGGTGACGAATACACTAAGAATATGACTACTGGTAATGTAGTTGTTCTTTATCAAGGCATGGCTAACGTTAAGGCTGCTGGTCTTGGTTACAATTCACTTAATGCTGGTGAACAAGCTGCTGCTGTTACTCAACTAGGCAAACAAGGTATCAAAGTTAAATCTGTTGCTGCCCGTCTAACTACTTCATTCTACAGCGCGTCTGTATAATAAGAATAATAATAAAGAATTTAACGGAGATATATAAATGAAAATTAACGGTTTAGAGATCACTAAAGCAGTACGTGATATGGGTGATTTGAACAAGCTACATGACTTAACTGGCATGATCAGCCGTTCACCAAACGTACCTACTTTTATGACTGACCTCCTTGGTGGTTCTATTGGTTCAGAGTTCCTTTCTACTAACACTTTTGAACACGATGCAGTAGAGTCATTCATTGCTGATATCGAAGACAAAGCGTTCTCTGAGCGTGGTGTAGCTTTCAATGAGCGTGACGTTACTAAGACTCACCTATTCAAAGTACCTAGCTTTGGTATCCAAACTCACATCAAACCTTCTGACGCTCTACGTAGACGAGTTGAAGGTACTAAAGACACAATGGAAACCATTGATCGTCTAGTTGCTAAAGACCTTGCTAACATCCAGAAGTCTTGGGCATTGTTTGAAGAGCGTCAGATTGTGAACACTATCACTTCTGGTAGCCTATACGTTCCAAACGGTTCTGTACAGTCTTATGACTTCTACGCAGAATACACCAGCAATAACGCTGCTAACCGTCCTTCAGTAGAGTTTAAGTTTGGCGATCCAAACGCTTATCCTCGTGAAGTTGGTGAAGAGGCTCGTAACTTTATTGCTGACAACCTACTTGACGGTGAGACAGTAGACGACTTTATCTGTATTTGTGGTAAAGACTTCTTTAAACAACGTATTTCTCACGTTAAAGAAGAGCAAGCAATGGTACAGCGTTCAGGTATCCTTGGTCAAGACCCTCTAATCGAGCGTCTAGATAACTTCACTAACGGTAAACTATACCGTAAGTACCGTGGTGCTGATGATATCCTTTACGTAGAATACACTGCCCGTGTTGGTGGTACTCCACTAATCGCTGCTGACGAAGGTTACATCATGCCTGTTAACGCTGGTTCTGCTTTTGTACGTGCTTATGCTCCTGCTGAAACTATGCAGTATGCAAACACAACTGCTCAAGCACAATACGCATGGCGCTATGATGATGAGTTCTCAGGCACTAAGTTGTTCTGGGAATCAAACCAAGGTCTATACCTAACTAACCCTAACTTAATTGTTAAGGCTACTATGGATCTTACTGCTCCTTAATTGAGTAGTCACTATGGAGAGGGCTTGTCCCTCTCTTATTTTGTTGTTTAAGGAAAGCCATGATAAACATTAATTATAACGATCCAACTGATATTGTTCGTAGTAACATCGGTGATCCTAACACACGATTCGTAACAGATGATACAATCACTTCTGCTTTAGTTAAGTATGACGGTGATACAAATAAAGCTTCTATTCTTATCATGGAAACAATGCTCTCACATTTTAGTGTACAAGCAGACGAAAGTAAGACAGACGAAGTAGAATATAAATACACAACTCTTTATCGTAAATACAAATCTCGTTTAGAAGAATTTAAGTCAGAAACAGCCTCTACAAAACAAGTACCAATTCTATTTGGTGGTGTATCTCTTTCACAGAAGAATACAGTAGCTAATGACGTAGGTGCATTCCTTCCACATTTCTTAGATGATTGGAGAACTCTACAAGAGCAACAACGTCTAGTAGAAGATGAGGAATATAAATGGAATGTTTAGCGTAACAATAACAAGAAAAACAAGAAACCTTGAAAAGCTTGTAGAGAAAATGGAACGTCTTTCTAGAGAGAGTGTTGAGACAGGTGTGTTTATTGAACAAGGTGAACACCCTACGGCTGAAATGAGTTTTGTTGATTTAGCTAGAATGCATGAAGAAGGTGATGGGAATTTCCCTCCTCGTACAGTACGTCCTCTTATTCTTAATGAGATGAAAGAACAACGCTTCATGAATAGACTTACTAAGCATTTGAATAGCTACTTGCTTGGTGATAATAGTATCAATTATGCACTAGGTTATATTGGACAAGATATGGCTAAGATGGGAAGGGACTTCTTCGGTGAAGTGTCTAACCCTTGGATGACAAGTAATGCTTCTGAAACAATCATAAAGAAAGGTGGCAGGAATACCCCTCTTGTAGATGAAGGATACCTCAGAGACGCTTGGGCTTATAAAACATCTATCAGCGATTATATAGTGGAGAGTATGTAATGTTTGATTTAATGAGAACACAAACTGTCCTCCATTACAAACGTAGTGAAGATGAAGGATACCTTAACCACAATCATGAATGGGTGCAAGCCTCTTTCCAAGAACCTGTAGAACTTCAATGTAATGTACAACCTCTTAGAATAGGTAAGAGTAAAGTAATCCTCCCTGATGGAGTGAGAGCAGATTCTGTTCAAGTGTTACGGTCTTTTACCCCTCTTAAAGTGGCTGACCATATTACAGAGGAAGAGGGCGATGAAA